GACGAAAAATGGCGCGATCACTTCGTGCTGCCAATCGCCGCCGAGATGAAACGCCGCGGCATCGGGGAAATGCGAATCAAGCTCACCGAAAAAGGAACGGCTGTTTTCGAGCTTCTTCCGGAGAACGCCTAGCTGACGCGCCGATATGAGCGGAATCGACTCACTACTCTCGCAGGACTTGGCCGCTCATATCGGTTGCTGTCCAGCGACTTGTTCACCGTCTTCGAATTACCAACCAACACCGAAAACACAATGAGCCTATACAACATGATCCACGGGGTAAATCCCTGCACATTCTTCATCCTCCCGATGCTTGGGAAGCATCCAGACGAATATCCCCGGTTCCGCGACTGCTTCACAAAGGACGAGGAGCACCCGGAATACGATGGCCATATCCACGTCTATACCCGAACGGGAGGGGGCAACCGGGAAAGCTACGGGGACGAGAATGAAGAAATGCAGTCCATGGAAACATTCGTCGCGGACTTCGATGACAGCTTCGACTGCACGTTCGCGTCGTGGGTGTTCAGCGTGCCCGAAAAATGGAAGGCGGACTTCGACAAGATCGAGGCGGGCGTAATCCGGGAAGTGAGCGCCGAATATCAGGCAGAACTGCGCCGGGTGTATCCGAAGCTCGAAGCGAAGTTCGATGAAATCTTTTCGGTGAACAGCCAAGCTGACCAGCCGTAGGTCTGGTCCAGTGACTTGTTCTCAATTTTTTCAATGGTCGGCGGCTGAGGGGTGTTCCACAACTACGTGGGCCTGCCTGATAATGCCGAGACGTCCCGGCCACCTCCTTTCCCAATGAAAGCCAAAATCAAAATCCACCCGCTTGCAGCCGATGACAAGCCACAAGGCATGATCCGCTTCATCCACAAAGATGGAGAGGAGCACACGTTCTACTGCTGCGTCAATGAAATGAGCGGCAGCCGCCTGTCGTGGTTTGATTCTGATCCTCCCGACATCGACGAGCCCATCGCCTACATCAAAACCGTTTTCCGTGACATCAGGAAAAAGACCAAAGTGTTGGAGGATGTGGGGGATTTTTAGCCAAGCTAAACCACGATGAAAGTTTTACACAGTCACCAACGTCCCCGCCTTGAACACTTCAAGGCCATGGAAGGGGAAACCGTTGTCAGCATCATGGCCATTGGTCACAAGATCCACATTGAGGTGTGGCTGGAGCGCGGGCTCAGCCGGATAAGCTTGGTCAATGAGACGGTTCCGTTTTCGGTGTTGGTCGATGCGTTGAGAACCATTCCTCCACAACCCGACTACGGCTACAACCGGATCGACAAGAAAGAACCCCTCCGCATCCTTCCAGAGCCATGAATCCTCCAGCATCAGCAAAAGAAGTAAACCGAAATGAATTTTTCAAAGTTATTGGACCACTGAATGTTTATCCTTCCCCAATCGGTGACTGGCCCTATCTTTCCGTATTCAAGACGCCTTCCGGTCAAGTGATGGGATGGAGCAAATTCGGGGACAAAGGCGAGCCCAACCGATACTACCTGCCATGAAACACACAGACCTTGTGGCGCTACGAAGAATAGGCAACATGACTCCGCAACAAATGCGCGCGACCATCTACGCTCAAGGCCCGTTCATCAGTCGCAGCCAAGTTGGCAAGCTTTACCCAACCCGAGGCGACCCGATCACTGAAACCTACGCTCTTTTCCTTGAAAACAAACTACCCCATCTCACCCGTGATCTTGATTTACCTCGTCAACACCAAGCTTGAGTTCCTTGAGAACCGCTATTCCGACAAGGGGCGGCGCGTTGGCACGCTGATTGAGGAAGGGCCAGCCCGCTGGTGTTTTCATCCGGAAAGAAGCACGGGTGGATTGACGATGAAGCACATGTTCTCCATTGTGACAGAGCTGATCCGGCTGAACGCCCTCTCCTTACCCTCTCAGAGCCCGCAGGACGCGCTGCAAGCCGCCTCCGGGCACACAGTGCCACAACCACCCTCCGACGTCCTGTAGAGCCTCCTATGCCCTCAAAAAAGAAAGCCTCAAAAAAACGCCTCGATGTCCCACGACCATATAACGGAGGGCAATGGACCCGCGCCAGAATGGTCAGCTTCGTCAAATCCGCCCTGCGAGGAGCCCGCTGGCCCCCAAAATTTGCCGCAATCCGCAAAGCCTACGTGGGTGATGGCATCAATCCAAGCACTGGAAGAAAGTGCAAGCTTCACCAATGCCCTGAGTGCGGAGGAACTTTCCCGCAGAATCAAATGCAGGCCGACCATGTCGTCGCCGTTGTCGGCCCGGAAGGATTTGTCTCTTGGGATTTGTTTATTGAGCGGCTCTTCGTTGAGGCGGAGGGATTCCGAGCTTTGTGCCGGGCTTGCCACAAGCAAATCACAGAAGCCGAGCGAGCCGAACGTGCCGCCCGTGCTGCTGAATCATCCAGAACTGACGGCCTGCTATGAACAGCTTTTAGCCCGGCTAAACCAACCATGAAAACCGAACGCTGGAAAACGATTCCCGGCCACCCACGCCACCAAGTAAGCAACCAAGGACGTGTGCGGCAACTACAGGAATTCGACCGTCCGTTCTATTACGCGATCAGCGTGCTGCCATGCGGCAACCTCAAGGTGCAATTCACCAAGGACGGGCTTCCATGTAGCTACCGTGTTTCCCGGCTGGTTGGTCAGGCATTCAGCCGCACCTTCAAACCGCACCTGCGACCAATCTTCAAAGATGGAAACCCTTCCAACTGCCGCTCGTCGAACCTGAGATGGGTGCCAGTGGCGGAAATTACGGGCCACCCGTATTCCAAAAACCCAAAGGCGCTCCGCGCTGGTGGCGTGATTTGAATTCTCAGTTAGCAACAAACCAACAACCAATAGAAAGAAATAAGAATATGTCACATCTCATCCTCGAACGCGATATTCAAGCCGGGCTCTCCAATGCGTGGCACGGGCTCACGACCATCGTTCCTGAAGTCACACGCGAAAGCTGCATGAACTGGGACGTCATCGAGTCGCCAATCTACTACAAGGTTCGCAAGCCGGACGAATACGGCATCGAACGCGATGTCTTCATCGAAGATCCGGAGTTCAAGACGCTACTCGCCAGCGACGACTTCCTTCCAGTTGGCCAACCATACGGCTCGTCCTACTGCCCGACATCCATCCAAACGTTCTGGGAAGTGATTCGCAAAGGCATGGGGGACACGCCTTATCAGATCATCAGCGCTGGCACCGTGGACAACCGCCAGAAGGTGTTCGCCTCGCTCAAGGTGAGTGACGGGTTCCAGATTGGCGACCGTATTTTCAAGGACTACATCACGCTGCTCGACAGTTTCGACAAGAGCACGTCATTGCAGGCCCGCTATTCCAGCATCGCAGTCGTTTGCGCAAATACGTTCGCCGCCAACATGCAATCCGGAACCCAGATCGGAAAGGCCAAGCATACCGCCATGATTGAAATGAACATCGGTCGCCTGATCGACGCGATGGACGCGTTCGCTGGCACTTCAGCTAAGTTCAAGAGTTTGCTTCAAGAGGCCCACGACACGCCGTGTCCACGTGACGAAGCACGCGCATGGCTGACCGGCATCGAGTGCCGCAATGCAGACGCACTCACTAACGGGATGAAGCAAAAAACGGCACGAATGATCGAATTGTTCGATGGTGGACGTGGCAACCAAGGCAAGACCCGCTTGGATGCGTTCTCCGCTCTAACAGACTTCCATTCAAACGAATCGACCAACCGAAAGGGAGACAACGCTCAATACATGACAAGCGAGTTTGGCGCGTCGGCGGCTGTCAAGACGCTGGCAGTGTCCCGCTTCAAAGAGGATTGGACCAAGCACGTAAGGCACGGCGAGCGTCTTCTCAATGAAGACAAAACCCTTCTACCGGCATGAACTACCACACCGCAAGTTTTTGGTATATCGAGCAACAATGTGGAAACGAGTGGCACGATATTTACTACGGCTACGAATACAACTACGAAGAAGCGGTATCCAAGCTTAAAAAGCACCGCAGGCAAGAGCGACGCACCAGCAATAACAAGCGGCGTAAATACCGTCTGGTCTGCCAAACACGACAATACTTCTACTGATATGAAAACCACCATCAACCACCTGACCTACAACACTGAAACCGCTGAGGAAATCGCCAGCGACAGCCACGGCTACTCAAGCGACTTCAATCATTGGGAAGAAACTCTCTACAAAACCAAAAATGGCAACTATTTCCTGCATGGGAAAGGCGGAGCGATGAGCCGCTATTCAGAAGCATGCGGAAACAATTCTTACTGCGGAGGCAGCGAGATCATTCCGATGACTGAAGAGGAAGCACTGGCATGGTGCGAAGAGCATGACTGCCAAGATGCGATTGAGGAGCACTTCAAACACATGATCCAAGAAGCATGAAACAACACTACTCGCCGGGGCCATGGAAAGCCAAAAACGTTACTGGCAACCACTGGACGGTTGAAGCCGACTCGCCACACGTCAAGGGCAAATGGCAGACGGTCTGCGAACTGAACGGGCCGTGGGACGAAAAGAACTACAAAGCCAACGCTTTGTTGATCGCGTCCGCGCCTGATTTGGTAGCCGTGCTGGCAGCCTGCATTACGGACGACGCTCAAAACATTGTAGACCGTGGCAACGCGGTGCGACGCCTCGACCATATCACCCGCATGGCACGCTACGCAATCAAGCTGGCGCAAACAGGAGAATCCAAAGACAACCCACTATGAACACCTCATTCACTCCCGGCCAATGGAGCGTCGGCACTTACCTCAATAATGACGCCCTGACAGTTGAAGACTGCCATGACGGAGAAGAGTGCATTGTTGCAATGGTGATGCCGAGTTTCATTGGTTCAGACATGGTCAATCATCAAGAAGCCAACGCCCGCCTTATAGCGGCAGCGCCCCAACTACTCGAACAGTGCATCCTTCTCTGTGATGCGATTCAAGCCTTTTCGGCAGGAGATCACTGGCCAGAATTGGACGCCGCATACGCCGCCATCAACCTAGCCACTGGACAAGAGCCATGAACGAAATCAATGAAATCATTCGCCGCTACTGGACGGCTGAAATCGAACGCGCCGAAGCCGAAGCCCTGTTAATCGACACCTGTAACCGTGAAGACATGGCTTGCTGGATCATGGAGGCGTTCTGCCGCATGTGGGTCAGTCCTTTCAACCTAGGATTTGAAAACGAACAAAGCAGGCTTGACGACTAAACAATCTTTAACCAAGCTAAAAACATTCTCAACATGAGCAACCAAACCAACACCGTATTGTGGAAAAGCTCCATCGTCATCGACGAAGACTTTTCATCTATCGCATCCAAGTTCAAGTTGTCCTACGCCCTTGTGGCGGAAGTGGTGGAGCAGCTCCGCCAGAAAGGCAGCGTCAACCTCGCCCAGTGGTCGGGTCAAAATCGTGACCGAATCAAGGACATGCTAGTGGAAGTGTTTGTGGACGACGAGGAGGCTTCCGCAAACGAAAGCGTGGCATTCTCCGCCTTAGATGATGACGAGCCCTATCCTGACGCCCAGTCCTTGCCACACAGCGAGCCCGTAAAGGCCCCTGACAGCCCCGTGGAGACGTTTGAACCAGCTCCGGCGACCGAAGTGCAGGAAATCGTCTCCGACGCCGCCATCAGCCTGATACAGGCCATGGCTGACACGGGCGAAGGCCACTTCATCATCGAGCCTGACGGCTGCTGCTCCATCAACCGGGACAACCCACCCGAACTCACCCACGCCTACCAAGTGGTAAACAACGTGCTGCGGCTGCGCGAGCTGGCCCCGGCCGTCGACGACAAGAGCGCGTGGATGCTCGGCTCGGTGGTCGCCTCCTTGGAGGAATACTTCGGAGAAGACTTCTCCATCTCGCAAGTGTGTGAAATGACCGAACAGTCGGAAAACACGATCTACCAAAAGGTCAACGTCTACAAACGGTTCAAGGATAAGCGCTACAACCTGTCCTACTCGCACCATCAGGAGGCGCACATGTCAAAGCTGTTCAACGGCGACAAGCCCAGAAACGCTGCCGCTCAGGAGCTGGTGCTGTCCAAATGCGAAAGCTACGGCCTGAACAAAAACCACGTGCGCGATCTGTGCTCAATCATCAAGCGCATGGAAGATGAGCAAGTGGTGCGCAACATCCGCTCCAAAGATCAAGCAATGGCCTTGATCGATTCATACAAGGAAAGCAAGGTTGTCTACTACGTTTACGACGAAGGTGTATGGTCGGAAATCAAAGGCCTCGACGGACAAATTCCATCAGGCAAAGTGGTGCTAGACACCAAAAACAAAAAAGCCCATGCCAATGGCCAAAGCGCCGACATCATTAAACCTTCATAACCCCCCCAATGGAAACCGAACTTACCGACCATGAAATCGACGAACTGGCGGAAATATTCTGGCAAATCTCCAAAGTGACGGAAGACATCCAGCGTGACATCAGCATCGCGCTGGCCATCTGCCCAGAACAACGTAAAAAACTATCAAAGCGTCTCAAGCTTTCCGAAGAGGAGATGCAAAAGCTGATGGATCGCGCCGCAATGTCCGTGGTGGATGTCATGCCACTAGCCTCCATGAACCGTTGCAACATGCTTACCATGATTATGGCGATGCACGCGAACATCACAAAAGACGGCATGATGCACGAAGTGTTCAAAAGGGTAAATAAAAGAGCGCTGGAAGCGAATTGAAGCGCTCTGCGCTGGTGTCTTTTACTGAAAGAATCAATCACCAATGAATCAAGAATCCAACTTCTACGACCTACAGCAAATCAAGGACGCCCTTTCAGGTCGCATTGATGAATTCATCCTGACGCTTTTTCCATCTGCCAAACGCCAGACGTCGTGTTACAAGATTGGAAACATCCAAGGCGATAAGGGGGATTCTATGATGATCAGCACGCGGGCCAACAATCCGGGCTACTACATGGATTTTGCGGACCCTGAAGTGAAAGGTCCTCCATGGCGCTTGGTCTCACTTGTCAAAGGCTGCTCCATCCGCGAGGGTATCGCATGGCTGGCCAACTTCCTCAACGTGCCGCCCATCCAGAGCTTCGGCGCGATTAGCCGGGCTAAGGAACCAGAGAAGCTGGCCATTGAAATGGTCGAGCTTACCAAGGAGTCCATTGCCTACGCCGAGTCCCGTGGCATTACGGAAGAAACGCTGCGCAAGTATGGCGTGTGCTCCGACCGTCGCAGTGGCCTGATGTTTCCCTACTACGACACGTTCGGAAAACTGGGCATGGTCAAACACTGGGGGCACAAGCTCAAGGTGGATGGCAAAAAAGACACGTGGATCATGCCGTCGCTGGATGCGGTGCAATCGTTGTTTGGCAAGGACGTCTGCGACCCGGAAACTGGACTCCAGAGGCTCACCATTTGCGAAGGCGAGTTTGATGCCATGGTTTGTTGGCAGCTTGGTATCCCGGCCGTCTCCATCCCAATGGGCGCGTCCAACACCCGCTGGATCACCGAGGACTACCAATACCTGTCTCACTTCGACGAAATTGTCTTATTGTTCGACAACGATGACGCTGGTAAGAAGGGAGCAAAGGAGGCGGCGGCACGGTTGGGGGCTGAGCGATGCCTGATCGTCGCCCTGCCACTCAAGGACGCCAACGACATGCTACGTGCCGGACGTGGTGGCGAAATCAAGCAGATCATCGAGACGACCACGCGCGAGCCGATGGCCGAGATTGTCGATCCAACGTCGATGATGGAAGGCACTCGTTCTTACATGCGTGGCGACCACCTAACGGAAGGAGACCCGTTTTTCATCCCGGACTACGCACTAACCTTCCGCAAGCATGAGACCACCCTGTGGTTTGGATTTACAGGCCACGGCAAGTCGGTCTGTGTAGCAAATCAAATTGCTTCGCTCGCAGCACGCGGCAAGCTCATCTGTGTGGCCTCGTTTGAGCAACCCCCAGAAATGACCTTCGCTCAAATCCTCACTCAGTTCACCGCTTACCCCAACCTTCCCTACACAGAAGAGTTCGTCCCGGCCTACAACCATCTGGCCAAGCACGTGTTCATGTATAAAAGCATGGAACGTGTCGACCCAAAGCATCTCGTCAACACTTTCGTTCACGCGCACAAGCGCTACGGGGTGGACACATTCGTTATCGACAATGTAATGACCATGCAGATTGACAGAGGTGACAACACGGCGCAAGCCGAAGCCGCCGACCTATTGCGTGTCTTCGTCTCCAAATATCCGGTCCATCTCCACATTGTGGCTCACCCGCGCAAGCCACCGGAGAACACCAACAAACCGCCCGCTATTTCCGAGATCCGTGGCGCATCAGAATGGGCGGACATGGTTTTCAACGTCGTGACCGTCTGGAGAGACACGGCTAAGGCTGAACGGCTGGCCGAGATGGACAGCTCCGACTTCACGGAGGAAGATCAACTGACGTTCTTCAACTCGACACCCTGCGGAAAGATCATCACCCGCAAGCAACGAGCAACGGGTGAATGGCCGATGACGTCGTTCTGGTATCACAAGCAAACCCGCAGGCTGCTGGCCAAGCCGGGCGAGCCGTCTCCACTCTACTCCGAAAAGCCATGGACCTGAAACCAGCACTGCAAGCCCTAATCAAGAAATGGGATGAAGAGGCCACGGCATGGCGTGAAGCCGGGAAGCTGACCCAAAAAGAGGCCCGCATATAAGCTCACGCAACTACGCCCGCGCCAACATCCTTGAATCATGCGTTGAAACCATCGAACAACTCATCCAAGACCATGAGGAATCTTGAACAATCCGTGGGCGTCCACCGCCGCTTGGTCGGCGTGGGGAAGAGCGTCAAGGGCGACGACGTCGGCACATTCGACTTCTACTGGAACCACAACCGTCATTGCTCCAACCGCAAGGTGGTGTGTTCGGTTCATCGTGGTCAGGGATGGGAATGCTTGAACATTCAGGTGCTTGAGGTGAAGCCGTCTGGAAACACGTGGGCGCGTCCGGCGCTCCATTCCGAAGTGCAGAAGCTGTTGCCGCTCTTCTTCCATCCGCATGAAATGCCAGTGCAGTTCCACAAGGGGACGGGCGACCGTGCTCAAACGGGACTGACGTTCTGGCTTTCGGAACGCATTGTAGCCGCCTCTTTGCACTTGCCGGAATTAGGCCCCAACTTCACCCTGACCAAAACAACACTATGAAAAGCAACATCCACCGAGCCGTCGAAGACATCACCAAGGCCGTCGCGCCAATCCTCTTCAAAATCCAAGACTACGACGTCATCTTCCCTGCCATGTGCATGGTGATGGCGCGGGTTATCCAGTCCACCCCTGACCGAGGCGAAGAAATGGATGTCTTGGAAGACTCCTACAATGAGATCAAGCACGCGCTCACCCAGTTCCTTGCCATCGAAAATGAAAAAGAAGCCCAAAAAGCCAAGCTGGACCAAGGAATTAACGGCTTCGATAAATTCGCTCAGCCAAAAATCGAGCCCGGCAGCGCCGGAGACTACCCCTCCAACCCAAACCAGAACATCGCAAAAACCGTTGCGCCGTTCAGGGATCAAGAAGGTAATCTCACGCAAGAAGGACTCAACCAGCTCAAAAAAGACGTCGTCAATCTTCAGACGCCAAACGAATACACCCCCGGAGAAGGCCCGTATTCGGAGCCGTAAGGGGTCTGTGGCGCGTCGCAAGCGTCCTCCCTTGACCAAGTCCCGCAAAGCCCTCCTCGAAGCCTACAGGGACTCCTACGATGAAATTCAGGAAACTGTCAAATGCGCCTGCTGTGGCCTTTCCCTCCGTAAAATGGAAGGGGAGCGACATCATCCCGCTGGACGTCGCAAAGCAGCCTTCCTATTCACCGTCATCCTCCACAATCGGTGTCACTCCAGAGTTCACGCCGACCCGGCATGGGCGACTGCCAATGGCCTACTGTGGGCTGGGAGAAACAGCAAAGTGCTACTTTTTTCGGACGCCGTAACGCTAGTCAATGCGATGCCCTTCCCGCCGCTCTACGCCCTCGAAATCTACAAGCGCTACCAACTTAACCAACACCATGTTTGACAAATCCATTCACTGGCTACGTGAAGCCTGCTCCACCATTGACCAAGCCATTCAAAATGAAAACGACGGGGCAGAGCCACTCAAGTCTGACATTTTAGAAATCAACGACACTATCGCCTTTTTGAAGAATGCCCAAATTGGCGGCTTTGGCGCGCTTGTGGCACAAGTGAGGCAGTGGGGCGTTGACAAAGGGCTCACCGGGCCAAAAGGCAAAGCAACCGTGCAGGGCCAGCTCAAAAAACTAGAAGAGGAATTTGAGGAGCTCAAAGAAGGCATCGAAAAAAAGGACCAACACGAAATCATAGATGCCGTAGGCGACATGACCGTCGTCCTAATCCTCCTGTCGAATCTGGCCGGATTCAAGTTTGAGACGGCACTGAGAGCCGCCTACGACGTCATCAAGCATCGCACTGGCCGGATGGCTGCGGACGGAACCTTCGTGAAAGATGCGTAAGGTAAAAACTTTTATATTAACCATTTAGTCTAGCTAAGTCCATGATAATCATTGATAAAGACATTCCGTTTCCCGGGCGCAAGCGCCACTATCCTTTCATAGAAATGGAAGTGGGCGATTCGTTCTTCACCAAGAAAAGCCGCTCAACCATTGCGGCCATAGCCCGCTACTGGGGAAAACGCCTCAATTGCAAGTTTTCCACGGCTGATGTGGTTGAAAATGGCGTTGAAGGAATCCGTGTCTGGAGAATCAAATAACCAACCAACCAATATGCCTGCCAAAAAGAAAACCACCGCCAAAAAAACAGCCAAGAAAACACCAAACCACATTGCCGCCAAGTTTGACGCCGCGCTGGAACTGCCCGCTGCGAAAGCCGTCGTCGCCGTTGAGCCTATGGAAGCCACGGCTGAGGACGCGCTGGACGAGACGGTCACCGAGCCATGGCCCGACTACTCACCATTCCCTGAAGAGGAGACGGAAGGTCCGGGCTTTAGCCCGGCTAACTTAGACCCGTCCACCACCGAAGTGGATGCGGTAGTAGAAAGCTGGAACG